AGCGAGTCCAGGGTTAATCAGTTATTAAAAGAAGGAATCCTATCAAAAGGCAGAGGCCAGGATGCTTATGATTTAAACCATTGTAGGATCCAATACATTAGGTATATGAGAGATAGTGCTTTTGGAGAGCAGGCCAATACTTCGTTGAATGATGTCAAGATTAAACTAGTCCAGGCTCAAGGAGAGAAGGCAGAATTAGAGGCCAGGCTTTTAAAGGGAAAGGTAATACCAACAGAGGAAGTCCAGGACTATTGGATTGACTTTGTATCCAACTGCAAGGCAAAGCTTTTAGCATTGCCAAGCAAGTTGGCACATAGGATCCATGGAGCAGAAGACCACAACGAGATTGAAGAGATACTAACAGCAGATGTTTTTGAAGCATTACAGGAGTTAAGTGAGGATGGCATACCAGTCACCTATAAAGAACGTATTAAAGAAAACGCGTGAAGCATTCAAGCCTCCTCCTCGCCTTACGGTGACAGAGTGGGCGGATGACTACAGAATGCTGTCAAGCGAAGCGTCTGCAATGGCGGGCAAATACTATTCAAGCTTTGCACCTTATCAAAAAGGAATCATGGATTCTCTATCAGATCGCAAGATTAAAAGAACTGTTTTGATGTGTAGTGCCCAGGTTGGCAAGAGTGAGATCTTGCTCAATATGGCAGGCTATATAATGAGCTATTCACCATCTCCCTTATTAGTTATGTTACCCACCTTGTCCATGGCTCAAGCCTGGTCGAAGGAAAGGCTAGCTCCTATGTTAAGAGATACCCCCGTCCTAAGAGGAAAGGTTAAAGACCCAAGGAGCAGAGAAGCCAATAATACAACCTTGTCCAAGCAGTTCCCAGGAGGCTTTATTAATATCATTGCAAGCAACAGCCCCAGTTCTATAAGTAGCCGTCCAGTCAAGGTAGTTCTAATGGACGAAGTTTCTAGGTTTGGGGAAACGTCAGAAGGATCTAGTGTTGAGCTCGCAATTAAAAGAACCACTGCTTTTCCAAATGCTAAGGTTGTAATGGTGTCAACGCCTACGATTAAAGATCATTGTCAAATTGAAATCCAGTATGAAATGAGCAATAAGTCTGAATATCATGTTCCTTGTTACCATTGCGAAGAGATGCAGACGCTACGATGGGAGAAGGTTATCTATGACGAGGAGAATCTTGACATGGTGCAAATGGCTTGCGAGCATTGTGGAGCCATGATGGATGAGGGCAAAAAGACCTGGATGCTCAAGAGAGGAAAGTGGATTGCAAAAGACAAAGAAAAGACAACAGCAGGATTTCACCTTAACGAGCTCTATTCCCCTTTCAGATCTTGGAAGGAAACCGTTGAAGACTATCTCAATGCAAAGCAAAATCCTGAGATGATGAAGGTTTGGGTTAATACATCCCTGGGACTTCCATACGAAGGAGAACACGAAAAGATAGAAGCCGAAGACCTGGCCAATAAAACTGAGCGATTTGACGAAAAGCTCATTCCAAGTAGAAGCTTGTTTATGACAGCAGGAATTGACACCCAGGCCGACAGGTTAGAAGTCAGCACCTTCTCTTGGGGTGTTGCAGAAAACGGAGAAGCCGATGAGTGCTTTGTGATATCGCATAAGATCTTTTGGGGTTTAACAAGCGATAGAGATGTTTGGAGAGAGCTTGACGAATATCTGAAGACTGTATTCCCGACAGAGGATGGGAGGACTCTAAAGATTGCTTCAGCTTGCGTTGACACGGGTGGATCCTCAACTCAATCTGTCTATTACTACCTCAGAGGAAAGGCAAGAAAAAAGATCTTTGGAATAAAGGGATCTAGTGAACAAGGAAAGCCCCTGGTAAATAAACCAACCTTCATTCAAAGATACAACATACCCCTCTTCATTATTGGAGTTGATACGGGCAAGGACTGGCTTTTTGCCAGGCTCAAAGCTGATAACCTAATCCACTTCTCAGACTCTTTAGACCATGAATACTTTTTACAATTAGCCAGTGAAAAGAAAAAGGTCATAATGAGAAATGGAAGACAGGCCTTTAGATATGTAAAGACTAGGAAAAGGAATGAGACGCTTGACTGTTTTCTATACGGGATGTGTGCAAAAGAAATCTTAAATCCTAACTATGAAATCCTCTTAAAAAGAAAAACGCAAACTCCAGTTGATGATGACAATGATGATGCTCCAAGAAGGCCAACAAGAAGGCCAAGACTAAGTAAAAAATTCATTTAATATATCTTGTTACTATTAGTGATTATATAGGCCTCAATTCCTAGACTACAGTATGGGGGAACTGTAGTATTCATGGAAAACTTATTTAATTCGCAAAACATAGCTGATAACGAACCTTTCGAACTTACGATCGGGGATCTATGGCAATGGAAAAGGCCTGATTTATTCCAGGCTTACGGAAGTGGCTATTCATTAAGCTATAAATTCAATTGCGACTCAGGTGGTGGCGGAAGTCATACCTTTACCATAAATGCTTCTACAGGTTCAGATAATTACAATATCAGCGTTGGATCCTCCACCACCGCTAACTACAATCCACATAACTATTTATGGCAGGCATATATTACAAGATCAAGTGACAATGAACGCATTAAGGTCGACAACGGCAAGCTTACCCTCATTAGCAACTTTGTCTCAGACACCTCAGACCAAAGAAGCCATGCGAAGAAGGTTCTTGACGCTATTGAAAGCGTCATAGAAGGTACCGCCTCTCGCAAGGAAGCCTCTTATTCTATTGCAGGTCGTTCATTGTCGCTTACCCCTATCGCTTCATTACTCTCTTTAAGAGCTCAATATCGGGCTTTATACAAGAACGAAGTCTACAGGGACAGGATCAAGAACGGAAAGCCCACTGGCAAAATCATTAAAACGAGAACTTAAGCAATGGCAATACTTGACAGGTTTAGAAGGAAAAGAAAAAAGGACATAAAAAAAAGAAACTATGCGTTTAAAGGAGCAGGCACAGGCAATCATTTTGCAGACTTCTTATCATCATCTAACTCAGCAAATGCAGAGATTAGGCCTAACCTAGAGATCCTCAGAAACCGTTGCAGAGCTCTTAGCAGAAACAACGACTATGCCAAAAGATATTTGAACCTTTTGGTTACAAATATCGTTGGCGATAAAGGAATAAGATACCAGTCTAAGGCCAGGGGCACGGATGGAAAGTTAGACATACTAAACACAGACTTAGAAAAAAGATTTAATAAATGGTGTAAAAAACAGTATTGCACTATGTCAGGAACTATGAGCTTTAGAGAGGCACAGTCGGTGATGATAGAGTCACTTGCAAGAGACGGTGAGTTATTAGTTGAGCTCGTAACAGTAGATAATGAGTTTGGCTTTGCAATCAAGCTAATCGAGGCAGATCATTTAGATCATAACTATAATGAAAAACTAGAAAACGGAAACACCGTTTATATGGGTATAGAGTTTGATGAGTATGACAGACCAGTCAACTACCATGTCTTAAAAAACCATCCACATGAAGACGCTACTTTTAAGAATAGAAAAAAGATAAGAAGGATAATTCCCGCAAAGGATCTTTTGCATATCTACATGAAAGACAGGCCTTCTCAAGTCAGAGGCTATCCTCTAATGAGCTCGGTGGTTGAAAGACTGCACAACCTGGACTCTTTTGAGCATTCAGCAGTCATAAACGCAAAGATTTCAGCCAGTAAAATGGGCTTCTTTACCATGCCCCAGGGGGGAGATGACTATGTTGGTGAGGATTACGAAAACGAATTCCAACCAGTCATGGACGCAACACCTGGATCCTTTGAAACATTACCTGAAGGTTATGACATTAGAACGGTGGATTGGCAGTACCCAAACACAAACTTTGAAAGCTTCCACAAACAGGTCTTAAGAGGCATTGCCTCGGGTTTAAATGTTGATTATGTAAGCCTGGCGAATGACTTAACAGGCGTTTCGTATAGCTCTATACGTCAAGGCACTATGGCTGAGAGAGATCACTACAGGGTCTTACAGGCCTTTATGGTTGAACACTTTGTGACCCCAATATTTGAGCGATGGCTAATGACTTTAATGCTTCAAGATAACAGCTTTTTAGACTATAGAGATGACAGGTTTGAGAAGTTCTCAGACTCAGCAACCTGGATACCAAGAGCCTTTCATTATGTGGATCCACAGAGAGAAATACAGGCAAACATTAACGCATTAAACAACGGTTTAATTTCAATGCAAGACGTACAGAACACCTACGGAAGAGATCTCGAGGAGGTCTTTGACCAAATAGATAGAGAGAAACAGCTTGCAAAAGACAAAGGGATTGAGACTGCTTTTGAGCCTTTTGGTAACAAGAGCCCAGTGGCTCCCCAAGTCAACGGAGAAGAGAATGAGAGTGAATAATAAAATTATAAAAAAAGGAGACAGTAATGTCAGATAACAAAGAAGCAAGACACATTGTGGCCGTTTCTGAAACAGACGCTTCTTATGTTATTGAGTTTGCAAAACACGATGACAAAGAAGCTGAAATAGAAGAGCAAAGCTACGGTGAAGAAAAGTCGCTAGAAGAAGAAAGAGAACTGGAAATTGTATTTACACCCGAGGGATCAGAGGATGAGTTTATCTTTGCTGAAGACTTATCAGAAGAAGAGGTTTTGAGATTCTACCAGGACAAAACAGTGAGACAGTCTGTTGAGTTTGAAACAAGATCTATTGATGTTGAGTCAAGAAGTGTCACCCTGGTGGCAAGTTCAGAAGAGCCTGTATCAAGATCATTCGGCCAGGAGATCTTAAGTCATAGAGCAGATGACATTGATATGTCTTTTGCCAATAGTGGCAAGGCTCCCCTCTTATTTCAGCATGACGATGACCAACAAATAGGAAAAATAGAAAGATTTTATCTTGACGAAAAGAACAAGATAACCATTGCTGAAGTTGTATTCAGCAGAAATGAATTAGCAGATCAGATATTTACAGATGTCGTTGACGATATCAGAAATTGTGTATCAATCGGCTATCAGATTTTAGGAATGAGAAAAGTTGAAAACGCAAGCGAACCGACCTTCGCAGTGCGTTTCAAAGTTCTCGAGTGTTCAATTGTTTCGATTCCCGCAGACCCGACAGTCGGCGTGATTAGAAATAAAGATCCTGAAACAAATATCGAAAGAGCAGTCGATGTTGAAACAGAAATAAATATTAACCCTTCAAATAAAAAGGAAAGAAAAATGGAAAATGAAAATACTCCAAAAGTTGAAGTAGAAGTTTCAAGAAATGATATTGCTAAAGGCAATGCTCAGATCTTAGAAATGGGCGAAGCTTTTGGACAACAAAGACTGGCGAGTGAATTTGTCAGTGGTGGAAGAAATGTAAATGAGTTCAGATCAGCTCTTTTAGGCAAAATAAAAGAGTCTAAAAATGAAGTTGAACTAAACAACGTAGACATGTCTTCTAAAGAACAAAGATCATACAGCATTTTAAATGTTGTAAGAGCTCAATTGACTGGCAACTGGAAAGAAGCAGGACTTGAAAAAGAGGTTTCAGACGAGATTGCAAGTAGATCAGGAAAGACAGCTAGAGGTTGTTACATCCCTAATAACATGAACTACGGTAAAAGAGATCTAACAGCAGGCACAAACAGTGCAGGCGGATACCTTGTACCTGAGAACCACATGGGTGATATGTTCATAGACAGATTAAAAGCTAAGTCTTCAGTTGTTGAAGCAGGAGCAAGACTTATAGAGTCCCAGGGCGATATAGTTATTCCTCAGCTTTTAACAGGTGCGAACAACGTGTCATGGGTAGCAGAAGGATCAGCTCCTACTGAGTCAGCAATGACATTTGGCCAAGTGGCTTTATCTCCTAAGGGACTTCGTGGATTTGTGGATATTTCAAGAATCCTTGCAAATAACAGCAATCCTGATGCAGAGCAAATCGTTAGAGATGACCTAGTGTCAACTTTCGCTGAAAAAGTGGATCAAACTGCTTTAGTCGGTGGAGGCACGAATGAGCCTACAGGCGTAATTGGTGACTCAAATGTGCCAGTAATAGCTATTGGAACCAACGGTGGAAACATGACTTATGCAAAGTTATTAGATATGTACAAATCAGTAATCAATAATAATGCTATGTTCGCAAACGGTAAATGGATTATTAATCCATCTACAGAGGCAAAACTAAGACAGACTCTAAAAGATACTAACGATACAGCTTCAAACTTTATCTTTGGCGATGAGAGACAAATCTTAGGATATGACTCAATTGTGACTACAAACATGCCAAGCAACCTTTCAAAAGGTACAGCTTCAGGGACTTTATCAGGACTAATATTTGGTGACTTTACGCAATTAATGATTGCTAACTTCTCACCATTAGATGTTCTTGTTGATCCTTACACTGGATCTAGTGCAGGTAATATCAGAATCAATACATATTTAGATATGGATCTTGGTCTGAGACATGCACATAGTTTCGCGGTTTGTAAAGACATAACAACTGCTTAGTTAGGCTTGGGGGTGGCAACACCCCCTTTTATATATTATGAAAATAGAATTTTTAGAAACAACCTGGTTCCAGGGTGAAGTAAGAAAAAAAGGAACAACAATAGAAGCTTCTGAAAAAGAAGTGACTCAAGTTTTAAACGAAGGCCTGGCTGTAGCTATAGATTTCGACACCAAGAAATCAACTGCAAAAGCAACCAGGATTGAAAAAAGTAAAGTTACCAGGAAGAAGTAATGCCGAATTACTTTGCAAGTGACTTAGATGTGTTTTTTGATACAGACACCCACGGAATAGATTGTGTATTTACTCCAAGCGGAGGTTCTGCGACAACCATAAAAGGAATATTCAACAATGAGTATTACGCAATGGGTGGCGGTGAAGTTGACGTAGAGTCCTCACAGCCTGTCTTTTACTCAAAAGCCTCCAATCTAAGTTCTGCAAGTCATGGCGATAGCATGGTTATTAACTCAGTAACATACAAAATAATAAACATAAGACCCGATGAAACGGGAATGATAGAAGTGGTTTTAGAGAAACAATAATGCACGTTAGAAGAGCAATAAGAGAAAGAGTTGCAAGCAATATTACAGGCCTTGCAACAACTGGATCCAATGTATTTCAGTCCAGGATCCATACCTTAGGAGGCGATAACCTCCCTTGTATCTTAGTTTATACACAAAGCGAAACCTCTGAGCCCAATCAAATGGGAACAGATAGGGTTTTAGATAGAACATTGTCTATCAATCTTGAAATCTACGTCAAAGCAACCGATGACGTTGACGATGTGATTGATGGTATATGCGTTAATGTAGAGGAAGCGATAGCAGGAGACATATCAGTCAACAACCTGGCCAAGGACATTACCTTAAGCACAACCTCCATTAACTTTATTGGCGAGGGCGATCAGCCCCTGGGCGTAGCTTCATTGACATACGATGTGCTGTACCAGGTAAGAGAGTCTGATTTAGAAACGGCATTATAGAAATATAGGAGTAAATAATGGCAAATATAGTAGGAAAAAACGGTGTTGTTAAGGCAGGCACGTCAGGATCCGAGGAAGTAATTGGTGAAGTCACTGGTTTTTCAATAAACCAAACGGCAGACACAATTGAAACTTCAACAATGGGGTCTGCTGACAGATCTTATGTTGCAAGTTTAAAGAGCTTTTCAGGTTCAGTGGACGTTCTGCATTCTGTAACAGCAGGAGATAACCATGATGAGTTTGCGGTGGGATCATCTCTCACTCTTGAGCTCTATCCAAATGGAACTGCAAGTGGAGAAAAATACTTTGAAGGTGCAGTTTTATGCACTGGAAAGGATGTGACTTCGAGTTTTAATGACATGGTTACTGCAACTTACAGTTTTCAAGGGACTGGTGCACTAGCTGAAAACACCGTCAGTTAAGGAGAAATAATGAGAGCAATTGATAAAGCAAAAAACCACTTCAAAACTTTAGAAGTGCAACGAATTGAGGTTCCCGAGTGGGGCGATGACGAAGGTAATCCCTTGGTTATATTCGTCAACCCCCTCACCTTACATGAAACATCAACATTATTTCAGCTTTCAAAAAGCGATGAAATGGAGATGTTAGCTCAGGCAATAATTTTAAAAAGCCTGGACGAAGAAGGAAAAAAACACTTCAACATAGGTGACAAACTATTCCTTATGAACAATTGCGATAGGGACGTTGTAGTCCGTGTTGCAGGCGAGATCATGGGAACCATGGATGTAGGTAAGGCCAAAAAAAAGTAGCTAAAGACCAAATGCTTTTTGCTATGTATTCCCTGGCCGAAGTCCTCGGAAAGACGGTGCAGGAATTAGGTCAAATGCCAATGGAAGAGTTTTTGGGTTGGATAGGATATTTTGAAATAAAAAATGAGAAACTAAAAGATGGCAAATAAAAAAGTAAACTTTTTAATCACAGCAAAGGATCAAGCTTCTAAGACCTTTAGAATATTGAATAACACCATGAAATCGGTCAAGAAAACCGTTGGTGGAATCACGAAAGTTCTAGGCAAATTTACACTTGTAACAGGTGCTACGGCAACTGCTGTAGCCCTGTTATCCAAAAGGTTCATGGATCAAATTGACTCCATTGACAAAGTATCCAAAAAAATAGGAGTCGGAGCAGACTTCTTGCAGAAGCTTAGATTCGCTTCTGAAATCACAGGCGTTGAGATCCGCACAACGGACATGGCGTTGCAAAGGTTTACCAGGAGAATGGCAGAGGCCAGGATAGGAACGGGAGAAGCCCTGCCCGCCCTTAAGGAATTGGGCGTTAGCTTTTTTGATACAAACGGCCAGGCAAGGGATACAGAGGATGTCTTTTTTGATGTTGCCCGTGCACTTAATGAAGTTGATGACGATGCTACAAAACTAAGATTAGGTTTTAAACTATTTGACTCAGAGGGTGTTGCTTTAGTGACAACAATGGGGGCATTAATAGAGCAGTTCCAAATATTTGACGACTTGGGCTTAGGCCTTGGCGATGACAATATTAAAAAAGTAGCAGATCTAAAAGACAATCTCACTGAGGTTTCAAACATAGTTAATCTTATAGGCATGTCAACTTTTGCAGGCCTAAGTGATGAAATAGATTCAATAGTAACCGCCTTAAAAACAAAGCTTATGAAGGCTATTGGAGATGATGCTAATGCGTTTGCTCAA